GAAGATGAACCACGGCAATTTCGCAGAAAAGAACCGTACTATTAAGGATCAGACATGGCTATAGATAAAGCACTGTACCAAGCACCACAAGGACTCGACGCTCTGATGGAAGAGCCGATGCTCGAGATTGAGATGGAGCCTGAGATTGAGATAACTGAGTTAGAAATTGATCTTAATCCTAAAGCTTCTGCTAAGGATGACTCGTTTGACGACAACTTGGCTGAGTTCTTAGATGAGAGCACACTTGAGGAACTTGCCAGCGAGTTAGCCAGCGACTTTGACGATGACATTGGTAGCCGCAAAGACTGGATGCAGACTTATGTAGATGGTCTAGAACTCTTGGGTATGAAGATCGAAGAGCGCACCGAGCCATGGGAAGGCGCTTGCGGTGTGTATCACCCGCTGTTATCCGAAGCTCTGGTTAAGTTTCAAGCTGAGACCATGATGAGTACATTCCCAGCCGCTGGTCCGGTGAAGACTCAGATCATTGGTAAAGAAACACCAGAGAAAAAAGCCGCCGCTGTTCGTGTGCAAGATGACATGAACTTTCAGCTTACAGATGTGATGACTGAGTTCCGCCCTGAGCACGAGCGCATGTTGTGGGGCTTGGGCCTGTCTGGTAATGCATTTAAGAAAGTCTATTACGACCCGCACATGGAGCGTCAGGTTTCTTTGTTTGTGCCCGCAGAAGATTTGGTTGTGCCCTACGGTGCAAGTAATTTAGAGACGTCTGAACGTGTGACTCACGTCATGCGCAAGACAGAGAATGAGCTACGCCGCTTGCAAGTGGCTGGTTTTTATCGTGACATTGACTTAGGTGATCCAGACAATGTGCTGGACGAAGTTGAGAAGAAGATTGCGGAGAAGATGGGCTTTAGAGCCACGACTGACAGCCGCTATAAACTTCTTGAGATGAGTGTTGATCTTGACCTGCCCGGTTACGAACACGAAGAAGATGGCAAACCTACAGGTATTAAACTGCCCTACATCGTGACCGTTGAAAAAGGGTCTAGCAAAGTTTTGGCCGTGCGCCGCAACTGGGAGCCTGATGATGAGACCTATCAAAAACGACAGCACTATGTCCACTACGGATACGTTCCTGGATTTGGCTTCTACTGTTTTGGCCTCATACACCTTATCGGGGCTTTTGCTAAGTCAGGCACTTCTCTTATTCGTCAGCTTGTCGATGCTGGTACTCTAAGTAACCTGCCCGGTGGCTTTAAGGCTCGTGGCCTGCGTGTAAAGGGAGACGATACACCTATCTCTCCTGGTGAGTGGCGTGATGTGGATGTGCCAAGCGGTACGATCCGTGATAACTTATTACCGCTTCCATACAAAGAACCTAGCCAGACATTGATGGCGTTGCTAGGTCAGATTGTTGATGAGGGACGTCGCTTTGCAAACACTGCTGATCTTCAGATCAGTGATATGTCTGCTAACTCTCCCGTTGGTACAACACTGGCTATTCTGGAGCGCACGCTTAAAGTAATGAGTGCTGTACAAGCACGTATTCACTACTCAATGAAGCAAGAGTTAAAACTCTTAAAAGGCATCATTGCTGCGTACACGCCAGAGGACTACGACTACCAGCCCACCGAAGGTTCACGCAAAGCTAAACGTGGCGACTACGACAATGTGGACGTGATTCCAGTCAGCGATCCTAATGCGTCAACTATGGCGCAAAAGATTGTGCAGTACCAAGCAGTAATGCAGTTGGCACAGCAGTCACCCCAGCTTTACAACATGCCTTTGTTGCATCGTCAGATGCTTGATGTGTTGGGTATTAAAGAAGCGGCAAAACTTGTGCCAATGGAAGAAGACCAGAAGCCTACTGACCCAGTGTCGGAGAATCAGAATGTGTTGATGATGAAGCCAGTTAAGGCATTCATGTATCAAGATCACCAAGCACACATCATGGTTCACATGTCAGCGATGCAAGATCCAAAGATCATGTCATTGCTTCAAAACAACCCAATGGCTCAGCAGTTGCAAGCTGCAATGATGGCGCACATCAACGAGCATTTAGGCTTTGAGTATCGCAAACAGATCGAGCAACAGTTGGGTATGAGCTTGCCTCCACAAAAAGACGAGGCTGGCGAAGATATCAACATGGATCCAGAAGTCGAGGCGCGTTTGGCTCCCCTGCTGGCACAAGCTGCACAGCGTTTGTTGGCTGGCAATCAACAACAAGCCGCACAGCAGCAAGCTCAACAGCAAGCGCAAGATCCGTTGGTTCAGTTGCAACAACAAGAGTTGCAGATCAAGCAAGGCGACTTGCAGCGCAAGGTTACTAAGGATCAGACCGATGCGGCTCTCAAACAAGAGCAGTTAAAGATTGATACGCTTAAAACTGTGACGCAGATGCAGAACGCTAAACAAGAGAGCATGTTGAACCTTGGCGTAGATGTGCTTAAACACTTGTCTAATAAGCAGCAAGCTAAATCTATCCAAGAGGGCAACCATTTACACAGTGGACTACAAACAGTCCTAAACAAAAAACGTGAAACACCTGTAACTAAGGAAGAGTAATGGACATTATTGAAGTACTAGTAAAGCAATCTGACGAGAAGGTTGCTCAACTCAAAGACTACTTGGCCGATGGCCGGGTAGAAAATTTTGAAGAGTACAAGAAACTCTGCGGTGAGATCAAGGGTCTGCTCACTGTGCGAGGATATGCACTAGACCTGCAACAAACCATGGAGAACTCGGATGACTAGTTCCATCCTGTTGGCTACAGACGCCAACAACCCGCAAGTTGTCGGAGCCTACAACTTCACTGCCACCGCAGAGGAGAAAGGCAAACAACTACCAAAACCATCTGGCTATCGAATTCTTTGCGCCATTCCAGAAGCGGAGAAAGAGTTTGAAGAAAGCGAGATTGGTTTAATCAAAGCAGACGAAACCATGCGCAATGAAGAGACACTCACAACTGTCTTGTTTGTTGTCGATATGGGGCCAGACTGTTACAAAGACCCTGCACGCTTTCCAAACGGCGCGTATTGTCAAAAAGGCGATTTCGTTCTTGTGCGTCCTCATGCGGGTACCCGTTTGGTGATTCATGGTCGAGAGTTTCGTATCATTAATGATGACTCCGTAGAGGGCACTGTTGATGATCCCCGTGGTATTAAACGCAAATAAAGGAGTACAAAATGCCTGAATTTGATAATGAAGAATTTAAATTTCCTGATGAAGCTAAGGGTAAACCCGTAGATACACAAGACTCATTTGAGATTGAAGTTGAGGATGACACCCCAGTTCAAGATCGAGGACGTGAGCCTATGCCTAAACCTCTGGTTGAAGAACTAGAGAAAGATGAGCTTGACAAGTATGACGAAGAAGTCAAAAACAAGCTCAAACAAATGCGTAAAGTTTGGCACGACGAGCGCCGTGAAAAAGAATCTGCCCAACGTGAACAGCAAGAAACTTTAAACGTTGCGCAACGCCTGTTGCAAGAAAACAAACGTATTAAAACTATTCTCACAAATGGTGAGAAAGAGTACGTTGCTACAGTACAGAACGCCGCCAACATGGAGTTGGAAATAGCAAAAAGGGCATACCGTGAAGCGTATGACGCCGGTGATACTGACAAGATCATTGAGGCGCAACAAGCTTTACAAAATGCCAATTACAAAATAATGCAGGTAAAAAACTTTAAGTTACCCCCTTTACAAGAGGAACAATTTGAAGTACAACCACGTCAAGAGCAACGACAACCTGTTCCTAAGCCCGACAATAAGGCTGAAGATTGGCAAAACCGCAACAGATGGTTTGGTCAAAACAGAGGGATGACCGCTTATGCTTTGGGTGTTCACGAAGACCTAAAAGACAACGGCGTTCCAGTTGGCTCGGACGAATATTATTCGGAATTGGACAAAACAATCCGGCAACGGTTTCCAGAGGTCTTCCAAGACCAACAGAGATCAAATGAATCAACGGCTAGAACTGAATCTGCTAGAACAAGACCTAGCACAGTAGTAGCCCCGGTAGCTAGAAGTACATCTCCAAACAAGGTGAAGCTCAAGCAAAGCCAGTTGAATACGATTAAAAAACTAGGAATTACCCCTGAACAATATGTTAAGGAATTTCTAAAAGTGGAGTCCCAAAATGGCTGAAAACAGACTTACAAGAGAGTTAGAAACACGTGAGGTACAAGAACGTCCTAAGCAGTGGGCGCTTCCTGAAATATTACCTGAGCCCGACAAGCAGGCTGGGTATAGCTACCGCTGGATTCGTGTCTCAACGTTAAACGCTGCTGACCCGCGTAACCTATCGGCCAAACTCCGAGAAGGTTGGGAGCCCGTTGCACTTGAGGAACAACCCAAATTCCGACTGTTAGCTGATCCCAATAGTCGCTACCGCGACAACGTTGAGATCGGTGGATTGTTGCTTTGCAAAACACCTACTGACTTTGTTAAACAGCGTACACAACACTTCGCTCACCAAACACAAGCTCAGACAGATGCTGTAGACAACAGTTTCATGCGTCAAAGCGATGCGCGGATGCCGCTTTTCCAAGAGCGTAAGTCCTCAAGTAGCTTTGGTAAAGGTACTTAAATTTAAATAGGAGTCTTAAATGGCTTATCCCACTATCGACGCCCCTTACGGCGTCAAACCGGTCAATCTGATCGGTGGACAGGTATTTGCGGGTTCTACTCGTAATCTACCTATTCAGTACAACTATGGTACAGCAATGTATTATGGTGATCTGGTTACTTTGTCTGCTGGTTATGTTGTGATTGCAACTTACCCCGTTAGCACTACCAATACAACGGTCGGTGTTTTCTTGGGTTGCTATTACACAAACCCAACAACTAAGCAACGTCAGTTCGCTCAGTACTATCCTGGCAACGTTACCGCTGGTGACATTACTGCCATCATCGGTGATGATCCTGACCAAGTGATGAAAGTCGCTGTTACTACTACCGCTGGTGGTACAACTATTGGTTCAGCTTCTTCAATCCTCGTTGGCGTCAACATGGCTGGCGGCACACAAACTGGCTCTGCATCTACTGGTAACAGTGGTATGTCTGTTGTTAGTGCAACTGCCACAACCTCTGGTGGCGGCTTCCGTGTATTGAACTTGGTTCCTGACACACAGATTACCGTTTCAGGCACATACGTGTCTGGTGGTGCTCCTTCAGCAACTTCTGTTGTTGTGTCTGGTTTGCCAGTTGGCGCAGTTTTGCCAATCGGTACTGACTTGTTCAACGTAGTAAACGGTCAGTTGCAGTTTACTGGTGCTACTTTAAGCGCTGCTTCTACTGTGACAACCACTGGTAATACAACTCTTACTGTGACTGCTGTAACAACGCAAGTCGTCGGTAATGTTGCATTGGTCGAAACCCCCGAAGTGTTGGTTAAATTCAACTTCGGCGCACATCGCTACTACGTAGCATAAGGAGCTTAAATCATGGCTATTTCACGCGCACAACTATTGAAAGAGCTGCTCCCAGGTCTGAACGCTTTGTTCGGTCTTGAGTATGCTAAATACGGCGAAGAGCACAAAGAGATCTACGAAACAGAGACCTCTGAGCGTTCATTCGAAGAAGAGACAAAACTGTCTGGTTTCTCTGCTGCACCTGTTAAGAACGAGGGCTCCGCCATCGCTTATGACAATGCACAAGAAGCATGGACTGCTCGATACAACCACGAAACCATTGCTTTGGGCTTCAGCTTGACTGAAGAGGCTATCGAAGATAACTTGTATGACTCTTTGTCTGCACGTTACACGAAAGCCTTGGCTCGCGCTATGGCTTACACCAAGCAGGTTAAAGCTGCATCCGTTTTGAATAACGGTTTTAGCTCAGCCTATCCTGGTGGTGATGGTGTTGCTTTGTTCTCAAGTGCTCACCCCTTGGTTTCTGGCGGTACTAACAGTAACGTTCCATCTACCCCCGCTGACTTGAATGAGACATCGTTGGAAAACGCTGTTATTCAGATTAGCTTGTGGACAGACGAGCGTGGCTTGTTGATCGCTGCTAAGCCTAACAAGTTGGTTGTTCCCCCTGCATTACAGTTCACGGCAACTCGTTTGCTCGAGACTGAATTGCGTGTGGCTACTGCTGACAACGACATCAACGCATTGAAGAACAATGGTTCTATCCCTGGTGGATTTACCATTAACCACTTCTTGACCGATACTAACGCTTGGTTCTTGACTACAGACGTTCCTAACGGCATGAAGCACTTTGTGCGTACTCCTTTGTCACAGTCTATGGACGGTGATTTTGATACTGGTAACGTCCGTTACAAGTCTCGTGAGCGTTACAGCTTCGGCTGGTCTGACCCTCTGGGCATGTACGGTTCTGCTGGCGCCTAATAAAACAGCCTCACGAGGGCTATTTGGGGCCACCTTCGGGTGGCCTTTTTGTTGTCATAAAGTTAAACTACGATGGACTTGCAGTCGTGTTGGCTGCATCAACATAGGGGCACATCATGAAATTTGAAATGGAATTTGGCTACTTTGGCAACAACAAGCTGTCTATTGAGACACACGATTTTGATATGATTCAAATCTTTCAAGAGTTTGTGCAATTTCAAGAAAGCTACGGTTGGGCTGTTGAGTATGTAGCTTTACCTGATGATGAAGAGTTTGAAGAAGACGAAGAAGACACGGAAGAAGAGGAAGTGGCTGAAGAAGACGCTAAATAAATCTAAGGGGCTTCGGCCCCTTTTTTCTTTTTGGCTTTCTTAGCAATACGCTCATCGTGGTGATGTATACGGTGGCAGTTGGCGCAGAGCACAACGCACTTTTTAACTTCTTCCATAGCCCGCTTGAAGGCACGATTTTTTATCAGCTTATTAACTGACGCTTCTTTTGTGGTGCTGTCTACGTGGTGGAAATCAAACGTGGCCGGGTGGTTTTGCCCGCACTTTATGCAAGCTAATGTAGCTTTAAAGCTACGCCACTGATCTTTATATGCTTTGGCAGACGCCTTACTTGCCGCAATTACAGTTGCTTTATTATTGGTGTAGTACGTATTAGCGTACGTTTTTTGTTTAGTTTGCTTAACTTTTGGGTCTTTATACGGCATGTTTGATCCGATACCGCCAGTACAACGCCGTTTTAAAACCCCAAGGTTTAGATGGCTCAAACATTTTGAAACCCATAGCTATCAAACTGTTAGCAGACGCAGGGTTTTCGTTGGTATCCGTAATAACCCAGTTCATGCCTAATCTTTTGGCCACTTTAATACGCTGTCGGATAAGCCGCTTCTGGAGTCCCTGTCCTTGATGAGTTGGTATAACGCCTGCGCGACATAGGTACATAGTGTCAGACCAACGAGTAGAGGGGACAATACCACCAAAGCCAACGGCTTCACCATTTTGCGAGTAAATAACATGCCAGTATCCTTGTGTAATTGGGTAAATTTTGTCTGCGGGAAGACACGTTTTTTGAAGCAACGTTAATAGTTGTACCACCTCTGGCTGGCGAGTATCGACAGTAACAATGCGGTATTTCATGCCTGTATAATGCCCAAAAATTGTGACAAGAAAAATAATTGTTGCGCACTTAAAAATACCATGTTATAAACACAGCAACCCGGGCTTTCCGGTGTGCTAGACAGTCCCGGCTGACGACATACAGACTAGCGCACTTAACTTGTATGTAAGGAAAAATCATGGCATCGACCACCTTCTCCGGCCCAGTAACGTCCACAAATGGCTTTATTGGCGCAGTAACCGGCAATATCACTGGCAACGTAACAGGTAACGTAACAGGTAACGTAACAGGTAACGTAGTAGGCACAGTGACAGGCAACGTAGTTGCTACCGCAGGTTACATTCAACTCCGCACTGCTACCACATCACAAATTGCTGACATTACAAATGCTGTAAACACTACTGGCAAAGTTGCAGGTACGATTGTGTTTAACACCACTTTGGGTACATTGAAGATTGCTACAGGCGCAAATGCTAATAGCACTTGGGTGAATGCTGACGGCACTACCGCTGTTACACCAGCCTAATTAGGAGCATCAAATCATGATGCAATATGACGTAAAAGCAGCGCACATTGAGGCAACAGGCACGGTTGTCTCTGAGCGCACTCGCCTTAAAGGCTATCAATGCTTATCTGGTGGAACTGCTGGAGATGTTATTTTTCGTGACGGTGGGGCCACTGGCCCAATCCGACTGCAATTTAACATCCCTAACAACACGAACAACCCATTTGCAAACTTGATCCCCGGCGAAGGCATTTTGTTCAACACCAATATCCACGTTACGGTGCCCGGTACGGCACCTAACGCAGGAAAAATTACGGTGTTTTATGGCTAAGAGTCCAGCATGGCAGAGGAAAGAAGGCAAGTCCGAGAAAGGCGGCTTGAACGCCAAAGGCCGAGCCTCTGCGAAAGCGCAAGGCATGAATTTGAAACGGCCCCAGCCCGAAGGCGGCTCCCGGCGCGACTCTTTCTGTGCGAGGATGAGTGGGATGAAAAAGAAGCTAACCTCTGCCAAGACAGCCAACGATCCGGATTCACGCATCAACAAAGCTCTTAGAGCATGGAACTGCTGATATGACTACAAACTCAGACACAGTTAAAAGCACGCTGGATATTGTTTCGGTGTTTGCAACCATAGGATCTTTTTTGGAAATGTTTACCCCAGTATTTGGTCTTATTGGTGCGGTCTGGACAGTGATGCGAATCGCTGAAATGATTGCAGGTAAACCCTTCTCTGAGTTGATTCGCAGGAAAAAAGATGCCGTCAACGAGTAAGAAGCAACATAATTTCATGGCAGCGGTGGCTAATAACCCAACGTTTGCTAAGAAAGTAGGCGTTCCACAATCCGTGGGCAAAGATTTTAATCAAGCCGACAAAGGCAAAACTTTTAAAGAAGGTGGCGATATGAAACAAGTAGATATGAAAAAGAATCCTGGTATGGCTAAGTTACCTACAGCCGTACGTAATAAGATGGGCTTTATGAAAAAAGGCGGCATGGCTGAAGGCGGCAAGTCAGACATGAAGCAAGACAAAGGCATGATGCAAAAAGCCGTGAACAAACACGAAGGTCGTTTGCACAAAGGTGCAACCATGACTAAGCTTGCTAAAGGCGGCATGGCTCCATCCAAGATGGGTTCAGTTAAAACTTCAGCCACACGCGATGGCGTTGCTACCAAGGGTAAAACCAAGGGTACGATGATTACCATGAAACGTGGCGGCAAAACCTGCTAAGGAGTTTAATATGAGCCCAGCAGAAAAAGAAGCTCGTCAAGAGCAAGCCGACCGCAAAATGCGGGCAGCGGCTGAAAAAGCTTACAACAAAACAATGCCAGAACCAGATACTTCATTTAGTAAAATGGGATCTGGTAAAGGTAATAAAGCACCAGTTGTTACTAAAGCTAGAAAATTAGCCAATGAAATGGAATCGGATCGCACATATCCAATGTCATCAAAAATGGCTAAAGAAACACCAATGATGGCGCAAAGTGCTTCAGATGCATTAAAAGCTGGAATAGGTCTTCCTTTGGCTATGGGTGTTGATATGATGACTGGGCCTAAAAGACGTTCTGAAGAAGATATGTCAGAGCTTACCCGTGAAGTTTCAAAGGGAAATAAATACGCTGGTGGTGGCAAAGTTTCTTCTGCATCTAAGCGTGCAGATGGTTGCTGTATCAAGGGTAAAACTCGCGGAAAAATGGTGTAACCATGAGAGCAAGCCGTGGAATGGGAGATATCTCTCCCTCTAAAATGCCCAAAGGGACCAAGAAGTCTCGTCGGGATGACACGGACTTCACTCAATATAAAGAAGGTGGAAAGGTAAATGCCGCTGGCAATTACACAAAACCTAGTCTTCGCAAGAGAATTGTGTCTCAAGTAAAAGCCGCAGCAACGCAAGGTACTGGCGCAGGTCAATGGTCGGCACGTAAAGCTCAGCTTGTTGCTAAGAAATACAAGGCGGCTGGGGGTTCTTACCGTGACTAAACTTTGCTTGAAATGTAATTCTGAGAAACCGTTGGAAGACTTTTACAAGTTTTTTGATAAGTGGTCAGACAAACATTATTCAAGCGCCCGTTGCAAACCTTGCCATCAAGAATATAAACGCGAAAGCCCCACTACTCCACGCAACCGCAAAGCGGAAAAATTACAGTTGCGGTACGGGTTAACTTACGAGCAGTGGGAACAAATGCGGTTAAATGAAGGGCATGCTTGCATGATATGTGGCATAACCGAAAATGAGATTGACAAAAAACTTGATGTAGATCATTGTCATACAAGTGGGAAAGTTCGCGGTATTTTGTGTAATCCATGCAACAATATGATTGGTCACGCTAAAGACAACATTGAAGCATTGCGTGCGGCGGCGGACTATCTTGAGCAAAATGCAAACGGGTATAAAGGCTTCGAAGCATGAAAGCACCTCAAAAATCATTGAAGGATTGGGGCGACCAAAAATGGAGAACCAAAAGTGGTAAAAAATCTTCTGAAACAGGCGAACGATACCTTCCAGAAGCTGCGATCAAAAGTCTCAGCCCTGTTGAGTACGCAGCCACAACTAAAGCCAAGCGGGCAGGGAAAGCGGCGGGTAAACAATTTGTTGCCCAGCCAAAAACAGTCGCAAAGAAAACAGCGGGGTTTCGGTAATGGCTAAGAAAACCCCATCCCTTGCTATTGGTCGTGGCGAGAAGCTGCCAGTCTCAAAAGGGGCTGAATAATGGCTGCCTCTCATTTTTCTGGACCAGTCGTTTCAGCTAATGGTTTTATTGGCGATATAACGCTTACAACTCCCTTGGCTGTTGTTTCTGGCGGTACAGGCAGAGCTGTTGGTAATTACTCTGTATATTCCAGAGAAATACATGTTAGCAATGCTGATGGTAACGATACAACAGGTGATGGCACTTTAATTAACCCTGTTCAAACAATTACTAAAGCGTTAACACTACAAACTGGAACCCGTCTTACTGTTATTGTGCATCCCGGAGTCTATGCAGAAAGCCCCACAGTAACTACAACAAACACAACAATTGCAACCGCTGAACTCACTGGTGCTAACACGCAAATTACTGGAACATTGACACTGTCTGCTGCGGCTCGTGTTAGTGGTATCAAGTTAACCAATTTGACCATTACAGGGTCTGGTAACACCTACATTTCAAACTGTACCGTAGACACACAACTTATTAAATCAGGTACAAATTATGTTGAAATTATCAATACTGAATTGCAATGCGTTTCAGGCGTACAAATTACGGGTGCTGGTACTGTTTCTATTGTAGGAAACAAGTGTTGGGCTGTAACTGTATCTAACGCAAGTGCCAATGTCTTAATTAAAGATTGTTTCCAAGTGCTTACCCCAAGCGTAACGGCCGGAACTTTGCAAATTGACGGCTCTGCTATTTTTGCGGCAAGTCCTGCATCCAACGCTGTAACTTCAAGTGCTGGCAGTTTCATTACTTTAGCCAACAGTTTTGTTTTAAACTCAGCGGCAAACAGTGTAGAACGAATAAGTCTTGCTGGTTTTTACAGTATTTTGAACCTTGTTTACGATAAAACTAACTCTACTTTTGCGGGAACAAGTCTAAACGCAATCGATTATTTCCAACGTATAAATGTGGATAACGTAATGTTTACAAACTTAACCGTAGGTACGCTGCCTAGCGCTTCTACCTCTCTTGCGGGTACGAGAGCGTTTGTTACAGATGCTTTGTCTCCAACTTTTGGTTCAACTGTTGCCGCTGGTGGTGCTGTAAAAACGCCCGTATACTCAGACGGTACAAACTGGAAGGTAGGATAATGGCTTCCACCACCGGCACCACAGCATTTAACCTCGACATGAACGACCTCATTGA